AAATAACTTGTTGCTGCAAATTTACTGTTCAACTCTGTTTGAGTCAAAGTACTTGTATACTTTGGATAATATAGACCTAGGTTTAGCATTGCATCTACCCTAGCTACCGTTGTTTCCTTAAGTATATCATTAGCTAGTTCATTACCAGAAGGTCCAACTGCACCTGTTGCTCCAGTTAATCCCTGCTGTCCTTGTGGGCCTCTAATATTTCCCTGTAATGTCCATGTCGATGTAGTTGAATTATATTGGAACCAATCGCCCGTTGTTGTATTTAAATAATTATCTAAACCTAATTTGTTTGCTGGGTTTTGTGCTGTTGGATCTGCAATTCCAGTGAAATTATATGAACCTCTTTGTCCAGCTGTTCCTTGAGGTCCCGCTGCACCTGCAGCACCCGCTGGGCCCTGCGTTCCAGTAGGAAGACTAAAATTTAATATTGCCGCTGAAGATGTTCCGCTATTTGTAACAGTCGGTGCTGATCCTGAAGGTAATGTGTTTACTGCGCCTACAGATATTGTTGCTGCTTGTCCAGGTAAACCTTGAGGACCTTGTGCTCCTGGTCGTGATCCTGCTACTACAACCCAGGCCGTTCCATTCCAACGCTTTAGTGACATATTATAATTCCTCCAAGTGTCATTATACTATAAATTTGTTCAAAATCCTATCCAAGACAGGACTTCTGAATCTGAGTTTGGGTACATCTTTTTCCATTGATTATCAACAGATACATATATTGTTTTTTGTGAAACTACGTATATCATTGCCCCTGGATAAAGAGAAGCAGTAGGCAAATTTGAAAAAGCTTGAACTGACGCTGCTCCATTTTTAAATAAATCTTTATACTCTAAGTATCCCTCTTCGTTTGCTAGGTCTATCCAAAGATCTGTTTCTGCAGGCGTTGGAGGGGTCAAAGAGGAGACAATAGACTGTCCTGAAGTATCATCTAAGTCTATCCAAAGCTCTCCTGTGTAAGAAGGGGTTGCTGGCTCATTTGCACTATATATTAATTCTGTTATCGGTTCATCTGTGTCAATCCAAAGAGTATCTGTATTATAATTTGCTGGGGCTTCTGGTCCAGCATAAATAAATTCTGTTGCGCCAGCATCATCATCAACGTCTATCCACAAATCTCCTAGAGTTGTTGCTCCCGCTGGTGGCTCGATAAGACCTACGAAAAATGTACTTGCTGGTGCAGAAGCATCTGTTGGAATTAATGTGAGTCCGCCTCCACCACCGCCAGAACCAGATACTTCCTTCCACAATAAGCCGTCCCAAACATTTAGCTTGTTAAGAATTTTATTGTAGTAAATTTGTCCGTGTACTGGAGTAGTTGGTGCGGCATCTAAACCAATAATAATACCGTTTGTATAAGTATTCTTTGAGGTCCAGGTATTTGTAGTAGAAAGAGATAGGTCTGAGCTTATGTATTCCCAAGTTGAAGTTAAAGCATTCCATACTTTGAGGGCTCTAGTTGTGCCACTTCTAAATTCATCAGTGTCCAGCCAGAATTGACCGTCTGACGGAGATGATGGGGCAGAAGCTGACATAATAGCTTTAGACGGAGGGATTATTGTTTCTAGTATTAGCTTGTTTGCTTCATCATCATAGGTTGCTGTAATGTTTGGATTTAAATTATGTACAAAAAGAGGAGCGATATAGTCTTGAGCCTGTTCTTGTGTTAATTGAGCAATTACTGAAAGGTTTACCCTATTAGTTGTATCATCATAAGTTGCAACTACATTTGTATGCCCATTATGTGCAAACATTGCTCCTGTTGTATCTGATATTGTCTCTGGGGCATCAGCTATTGAAAGGTATGTGCTTGCTGCTGTTGTAATATTTAACTTTGTTGCTAGAGCGGATGTTATTGTTGTTGCAAAATTTGCATCGTCTCCTATTGCTGCCGCAATTTCATTTAGAGTGTCTAGCAGTCCTGGTGCTGAATCTACAAGGTTTGATATTGCGGTATTTACGTAGGTCTTATCTGCCATAACTGAGGTATCTACCGCTAAAGTTATTGTGTTTGCAACATCATCATAAGTTTTTGTTATTCCGTTGCCTGCTGTCAAAGAAGTAGCAATTGCATCCATGACCTCTTCATCGTCATAGGTAGCAGTTAAATTTATTTTTCTAGCAACATCGTCGTATGCTACTGTAATATTGTTATGGGTTCCAGTGGTAAGCAAGCCGCCGACAAGATCTTCCACCTCTTCAATATCTAGGATATTTGTTTCAAGTGTTTTGACCTTATAGTCTAAAGAGTTTGGGTCGGTAGAGTTATTGGCACCGACCTTAGACTCCAATGCCTCAATTGCATCGTTGGCATTTGCATGTTGGGCGGAATGGGAAACTTCCTCAACCGAATCATTCGGCTGTGGGTTAACTAGAACGTCTAAAGACGCTGGGAAATTTGTTGCCATTTGCTTACACCTCTTCCCTAATTATACCTTAAATGTTTCTTTACCTATCTATAGAACTTTAGAAACCTGGCCCTGATACCTACCATGATCTTGATGGTTTCTATCGTTATATGAAAACATAGTTACTGCAGAATACTTTATTCCAGACTTTACTGGTAAGGCGGCATGTGAAAAAAGATAGCTAGATGGGAATAGCACAATGTCGCCATATTGAGGAACATAGGTATAGTCAAAATGGGGGAAGTACAGCTCTCCACCCTCATAGTCGCTATTTAAATACATAACAGTAGATACGTCGCATGAATAGCTTGGGCCGCTGTCTGGGTGTGTTTTAAAATGCTGTCCTTCTCCATAACGAACAAAGTTTATAGCTTCCATGTAGTGCAGTGTGTTCGTATTGTATGCTCTCATGTAATCCTTTAAACACTCTTGAAGCTTTTCTGTTATTTGATCATGAACAGATATTATTTCGTCAGATAGTTCATTCCCTGGCCTCAAAGAATCTCTTTTGATTTTAAAATCGACACAATCTCTGTAATCTAATTTTTGTACGTGGTCTCCAACTGTGGCAATCGACCACTTAAACATTGAGCTTTTACCTGAACTTAAGACCTTTTCTAGCCTTGCTGGAATGTTCATTGCTTCTGGCAAAGCGTTTCTATATATTTTTATTCCAATTGCTGGGGTGTCAATTATCATAATATCTCCTTTTATTTTAGACTAAAGGTATCCACTTTTGTGAATACTGATTTTTTATTTCTGATAATGGGCTTACATAAAACACTATTGATTTAAATCTATTAGAATAAACAATTTTATTGCCCGCTTCCGAAACAATAATTTCTCCAGGCTCTATCTCAAACTCTTCTTCATTAATTAGTAATCTTGTTTTTTCTGAGTCTAGAGAAATTATTCCAAACATTGAGGGTCTTGATGTACCACCAGCATCATACCATAAAGACGGGTCCTGGTCTTCAATTAATGAAGAGTAAATAAAATATTTATTTTTTAAGTAGCTAAGCTGATACTTTTCACATGCATTTTTTACTAATAGATATACTTTTTGAAAAAGAAAATACATTTGTTCGTCATGCATAAAAAATGGATTGTAATTATTTTTATCGTATACCTTGATATCTTTTTCATTAGAATGTGGGAAATCATAGAATTTTTCAGATTTATCTAATTCATTTATTATTTTTTCATATAGGCCCAGTGTATCAAATTTATCTTTAACTGAGATTGTTTTTCTTTTTTCTCTGTATATAACGTTTTCGTTTTTATTTTGACTTTCTGTATTAATCATTCTTAACCTCTACGTAAGAAACTCCAACAATCATTTCTCCAGAAGAAACTTCAGAAATCTTATACCTATATTCTTCTGAAGATGGGAAAATTATTAAATTACCTTTTGATAGTGGTATAGAAATATCTTTGTTTAAGAATGTAATATTAGATCCCGTGTGATTGCTATTTACTATATAAATAATTGATATGGTATCTATTAGTCCTGGGTTTAAAAACTCTTGCATGTATGATGTTTCTGGAATTATTTTTAAAAACACATTCTCTATTGGATAAACAAATGCAAGGGATCTGTCATGAAGATAAGAATTTATTTCAGAAATATAGCTAATATATAGCCTCCTATTTTCTAAATTTAAATTTTTAAAGTTTGTTGTTTTAATTATTCCTTCTTTAAAACCATTTACTCTTTCTATCCATGAAATCTCTTCAAAGCTTGAAAGCATAACTTGAAGCTCTGTGTCTCTTATATATGAAAAACTGTAAACACTTATATCCTGTTCTGAAAATATTTTATTAACCATTTTTTCCTCCTGGTCTGTGGCCATGCCAAACATCTGGATAAGCTGGATCTCTTGGCGGGTCAATATCAAATACTGATATTGATGATTTTTGTTCTAGAGGAATGCTTTCTATTTTTTCTTGCCATACATCTTTAACTAATTTAGTAGCTTTTTCAGTTTTTTCGCTTCTATCTAAAGGCACATCCATAATTATATTTAAATAATCATTAAATATTGCTCTAGCAACTAATCCAGAAACTCCCAGCAACCCCATTTTTCTATATTTTGGATTTACATAAACTCTTTCATTTCTTCCATTTTTATTAACGGTGCAATACAAGTCTGGGTATTCTGTAGGAAAATAATCTGAAATAACGACAGTGTTTTCGGGATGCACATCATTAAAATAAATTGCGCTTACATATTTTATAGATGAATGGTTTAATTTTGTAACATGTATCCAGGAGCCCTTTAGTTCATTAGGCATTGCAGAAAATACGGGCACAAGGTTTTCTCCGACCATTTTCATCTCTATAATATTATATTGCGCTTGAATCATGAGTTAACATCCTTTCTGTAAAAAACATATCGTATGGCTCACAGTTGATAGAAATAATATCGTGTGGAGCCTGAACTATTTCATAAAGATAAATAGGCTCCCAGCTGCTAGTGTCATATGAATAAACCAAATCAGTTTCTTTAACTATATTTACTGAAGTTTCAAACTTAGATACGCCATTTCTTTTAATTAAAATATAGTGGTATTGAGAAAATATATCTTCATTAATTACAACCGCATATGCAGATTGTGTTTTATAGATATTAGCTATAGTTGTAACTTCTGGGATTATGCTAGGATTATTATCTGACCAAGCAATCGCTTGAGCAGTTATTCCTTCATCTCCTTCATAAGGGAATCCTTCAATATTTGCAGATAAAAGAGTGTCTCCGACTCGTAAATCTCCTGCTTTAACAAGACCATCGGTAGTTCTAACTAAAGTTGTAATGCCAACGCTTTTGCCACCAAAACTAAATAGTGCGCTAAGATCAAGATTAGTCAGATCTCCAGATCCTCCAAAGAGCGGTGTGTCAAATGCTGGTTCGTTGAATGCTGGTTCGTTGAATGCTGGTTCGTTGAATCCTGGGTTAAATCCTGGGTTAGGAACACCACAGAAACTTCTTCCTAAATAAACATCTGGACATCCAGCTGTCCATGACCGCTGATAAGCATCTCCGTAGCCTTGAGAGTCTACACCAGTACAGTAAGTTGGTGCATCAACATAATCACAAACAACACCAAATCCTGGGTTAAATCCTGGGTTAGCAAATCCTGGGTTGAATCCTGGGTTAAATCCTGGGTTAAAGTTTGGTGGAGCTACATAATTATAATAATTAAAAGAAACTTGTGAACCAATTAAAACCGTAGATCCTGCAGCTTGCGATTGAGAAACAATTCCTAGATTTAAATTAATATTTTCTGTATTTGTTGGAGTATCTACTGGCACTAAGCCAACGGCATTTAATACAGCTATTGCCTGGTCTCTATTTAATCCAGATAGGTTGGGTACATCTACTTTTCTGATACCTAATCGGCTAAAAAATTTTTTATTGAGTCTTGACATTTATCAAGCTACCAAGTCTCCAAAAGCGACCCAGCTATTCGTGCCTCTTTTGATTATAGTTGCGGCAGACCACTGTGTTCTGAGCTTTAAACCTGGTGTAGCATTAATAGTAAAACCATCTCCAGCTATTGTTACCTGAGAAGATCCAGTTTGAAGAACTTCAAATGTTGTTCCTACTGGGAATGATGTTGAATCTGTTATTGTAAAGGTTCCGCCACCTGACATTTCAATAATCTTTCCCATATCCATTAAAACTGCAGTATAAGACCCAGTCTTGGCGGCAAATGTTTGAAGGCTGCTATCTTTTTCAAATAAAACAACACCCTTCATTGGCTCATGGAATTGACATGCATAGTAAAGCTGTGGAGCATCTAGTGGAAGTAAAATTTCTATTTGTCCAGTAGCTGTTCCAGATCCTGCTATACCAGTCTCATAAACATTTGCTTGATTGTATGCTCCATATGAAGTTTGAAACCAAAACGGATGTCCTGGTGCTTGTATAGAAATTCTGGCAGGCTTTCCAGGAATTAAAGTAATTGGTCCATTTATAGTTCCATTTACTACGTATCCACCTGTTCCACTATTAAAAATCTGATAGTCTAAAGCTGGCTGAGTTTTAGCTAGGTAGGTTGTTGTAGCTGCTGTTTGTGATAAATATGTAGAAGCAGCATCAGTTATCTTTAAATAGTCAGAAGCTGCCGTTGCTGTATTTAATTTTGTTCCTAATGCTGTTGTAATAGTGGTTGCAAAGTTTTGATCATCATTTATTGCTGCTGCAAGTTCATTTAAAGTATTTAAAGCTGTCGGAGCAGAATCCAATATATTATTAAATACTGTAGTAGCTGCTGTAGTAGCTGTTGTCTCAGCATATGTCTTAGTAGATATAATTGAAGTATCTACAGATATTGCACCAGTTGTATCATTGTATGATAATCCAGATCCAAGGCTGTTACCTACCGCATCTTGTGCTCTCTCATCTGTAAAATAAAGATTTGTTCCTTCTGATAGAGAAGATGTTGATGATGGAATTTCTGTATCTCTAGCAATAGTGGCTGGAATTTCTGAGTCTGGAATCTTACCACTTGAATCTAGTGAAGCCACTCCATCTGGCTGACCAATATCTCCGTATGGAACATATCCAGTTGTTGAATCTGTTAAAGTTGTTGAAAGACTAGTTGTTGTTACTACATCTGGACCAGTTGAAAGACTTATGCTGTTATTCTCATCACTGTAAGATACAACTATATTTGAATGCGTTCCAGCAGATAAAGCTGCGGCTACTCCATCTTGTGCCATTTCTTGTACTTCTGCAACTGGTGGTGTTAGATAAGGCAAGGCTGACCAGATATTAATTCCGTTTCCTGCTTTTACCTTGTTTAAAGTTGTGTCAATACCAAGTTCGCCAGACTCCAAAATTTTGGTAGAAGAGTTCCATTGAGTTGTTGTGCCTCTTCTTATTCTTATTCTAGATGCCATTTATATCATCACAACCTTTCCTTCAAGACAGCAGTTGTCTCCTCCGCTCAGAGTTTCAATTGCCATATTGTAAGAGTGCTCTAAAAAGTCTTCTCTTCCAGTAGCCCAATTAATATTAAGTAGTTTTACTGTTTTATTTTCAGAAATATTTTTGATAGTCAAATTAAGCAGAGGCGCTGTATCGCTTTCCTCTACTTCCCATTCCCAATTACCTACGGTCTCTATTGTCATATTGTTGCTATATCCTTAATAGTTATGGTACCAGTCATTCCACTATGAAACGAGCAAAGGTATCCGTAATTTCCGTTTATACCTTGAGGAATTTGCCAATATAGGGTTCCGCTAGTTTTGCCTTGAGCATCGGTACCAGTAGATATGACTCCTGTTGTTGAAACGTGAATCAGCCCTGTGTTGTAATTTGCTCCAGAAAATCTAATCAAAAATGGGTGTCCAGAAACATTTAAATTAAATGCTATGGTTGTACCTGAAATTGCATATATTGTTGGATTGCTTCCGCCATATTGATTCATAAATAGATATGCTGAAGATCCACTATTTGTTACATCTAACCTAGTAATTGCAGGATAAGCAATTTTATCAATTGTAAGACCAGCGTTTGTTACATCTGTTTGTCCATTAAAAGTTGCTGCGCCTGCTGGGCCCTGATCTCCAGTATCGCCCTTTAATCCTTGTGGACCTTGTGGTCCTGTGTCACCAGTATCTCCCTTTAAACCCTGTGGCCCAGGTACGGTGCTTGCTGCACCTGCTGCACCTGTTAAACCTGTTTCTCCTCTTAAACCTTGTGGACCTGTTAAACCTTGAATTCCTTGTGCACCTGCTGCGCCAGTTAATCCTGTATCGCCTTTTGGTCCTGTTAATCCTGTATCGCCTTTTAGTCCTTGTGGCCCTTGCGGCCCTGCTGGACCTTGTGGTCCAGGCACAGTACTTGCTGCACCTGTTGGGCCAACTGGGCCCTGATCTCCAGTATCGCCCTTTGGACCTGGAACTGTACTATCTGCACCTCTATCTCCTATAATAAAAGGAAGGTTACTCCAAAGACTTGTACCGTTACCAATTTTTAATCTATTAAGAGTTGTATCTATTCCAAGCTCGCCTACTTTTAATATTTTAGTAGATTGAGACCATTGAGATGTAGTGCCACGTCTTATTTGTACAATAGCCATTACGCTTCACCTGCATCAAGATTTCCTGGTAAGTTTCCAAACTCTGAAAATGGATTTCCTCCATCTAAGGTTCCAGTTGATGCAACTGTAGATTCCGAAACAGAAAAAACATTTCCGTCGTAAGTATGAACATGGTCTAATAAGCCAGTAATTGCTCCGCCACCGATTGGATTCCAGGTGGTACCATCATAGTATCTTAGCTCTGATTCTGTTACATTATAATAAAGATCACCAATTCTACCTACAACTGGATCTGATTCTAATGCTACTGCATGTAAAGGGACTAATCTTTTTACAGACACTTAATGCCCCCTTATCCTACGATTACTACCGTATATGCTCCAGCGGCTGGTGCTACTGTGAATCCTAGTGTTACAACACTTGTAGAAGTTCTAACTACATCGCACTCTACGGTTTCGTATGTATTAGAATCATAAACTTGAACAGAGACATCTCTTGCTCCAAGGTTGTGGGTTACAGGTATCTGTGTTAAAACACCGTTTCCAATTGTTCCTGAAAACTTTCTTGTAATTGCGTGATAATTTGTACCATTATTTGTAAGGGTCCAGCGATCATCAGACTCGTTCCATAGAATTTCTACATCTGCACCTTCGCCACGCTCTACACGAATTCCAGCATCTGCTGTTGGAGTTCCAGTAAAGTCAGTATTAAGGTTAATCTTATTATCAACAATATTTACCTGAGTGGTATTTACTGAGTTAATTGTTCCAGTTACATTAAGGTTTCCGCCAACATTTAAGTTGTTGGTAATTGTTACATCATCTGGTAAACCAATTGTTACTGTGGTTCCTTCTCCAGATGTAGGGCTAACTGTTACTTCGTTAGCTGTTCCTGTGATATTTGCAACGTAATCACCAGTGGTTTGTGTTCCAAGGTTTACGTTCTTAACAGATACTGCGCCATCTGTTACGGTAAAATCTGCTGTAGCAAAAGAAGCAACACCACGGTTTGTAGTTGTTGCAATTTCTGCATCTACTGTTAGGGTTCCTGCTGCATCATCGTATGTTACATCGATGCCTTCGCCTGCAACAATTTGTCCGCCAACAATATCTTGTACACGCTCAGCATTTAATGTTACTGCGCCTGATGTTACTGTAAAGTCTGTTGCGTCAAAGCTTGCAACACCCTTATTTGATGAGGTTGCATCTTCTGCTGATATTGTAATTGTGTTATCTGTTACAAGAACATCAATTCCTTCTCCGCCGTTAACCTCTAGTGTTTCTGTCAATAAATTGATTGATGTTGAATCTGCTCCATCGCCTGAAACTGTAAGTGTTGTTGCAACATCTACTGTTCCTGCTGCTGTTAAGCGACCTTGTGCATCTACTGTAAAAGTAGGAATCTGTGTTTGTGATCCATATGATCCTGGTGTTACTGTAGTATCATTAAGTTTAAGAGTTGTTGTTCCTGCTGTATCGTTATATGTAGCAGTTAATGCTGTTCCGCCAAGAACTGATGAACCGATAACATCTTGAATGACTTCTTGGGAGCCAGACATTGGCATCCATGGACCATTAGGTGATGCAAGTCCATTGTAGTAGTACATTACATTTTCTACTGTGTTGTAGTAAATCTGTCCAGTTACAGGAGCTGATGGATTTGCTGTAAGCCCCTGAATTCTGGCATTCTGAAGTTCATTCTTATTCAGATTGATATCAGTTACAAATAATCTTGCCATTTTCTATTCTCCTTTAAGACAGGTATGCTGTCCCGCCGAATGGTTGAGCCATTGTCAGCGTAATCTTCATGTTACTATTATAGTCTATTCCTGTTTCTAATATGTCTCCTGCGCTATTTTTAACAGTGACATTTGGGTTGTATCCCATGTTGTGAGTTATTTCAAGCGCCCAATAAGATCCTTGATCTATGACCTGACTTATTGAAAATGGGTAAGTTAGGGTTGCTGTGCTTAAAAGGTAATTTGTTGCTCCCGCCCAAGAAAGATCGTTTGGCTTTGGGCCATAGAATCTTGTTGTATTTTTGTCGTAGTAGAAATCTCCTTCGACACCAAAATTGGCTGCGGGCTCTCCAAGACCGTTGAGTATGCTCTTTCCTCTAGGTCCTTGAATTCCAACATTAGGAACTACGACCTTGTGAACTTCTTCGGTTACTACGATGTTATTACTATTATTAGTTGGCATTAGATGGTCACCGTTTTATTAAGGGTTAAAAATCCCTCAATAATTTTTATTCTGTTTGAATTGCTGTCTACCAAGATTAAATCGTAAGCAGACTTTGGATAAAATAATTTATTTGTTTGAGTTGGCGTCATCGTGACTGTTATCTTGCCCAGAAGAGGGTCTATCACAATTCCACCCAATGGTGATGTTAGAGTTGCTGCTAGCTTAGAAGCAGATGTTCCATCTCTTACCTGCATTTTTGCAGAAGATCCAGTCAGATTAATAGGATTGTCTTGGCTATCTTTATATTCAACAACAAACCTGAAGGTTGTGTTTTGATCAACTTGAAAGTTTTTTTGGGCTGACATTTCTCTCCTAATAGGAAGACTCCTATGCTTATTTTAGCACAGGAGCCGTCCTAATTACTTTCTTAATTTTACTTCTTTGTAAAGCCAAATGAGCTTTCATTTGGATTAAGTGCCTTCAAAATAACTGGTAGACAAGCCGCAATACCACCCTTGATTAAGTCTCCTGGGTCAGTATTTCCAGTCATGTAAAGAGCAATGGCTGCACCCAAAAAGTGACGACCATAACTTGCTAACGCTGCTAGAATTTTCTCTTGCATGGTTACCTTTCCATCATTGTTTAGATCTTGTTTCATTAGATCCTCCTATTTCTGGGCATTGTGCCCAGGAATTTTGGGGTTTCCCCCAATATTTATTATATACCGTTTAGGCAGAAATGTCTACAAGCTCGCAATTACCGTCTGAACTGCAGGCAAGCGTAGCATTTGTAGAAGTTCCATCCTCTGTTTCATAAAAAGACAAATCTTCCCAGCGAATTTCTTTTGGCATCTTTGCAACAAGTGCCTCGTAATCTTCTTTGCTAACTTCTTGGTATGGAGCCTGCTTGTATGAGTGGTCAGAATGTGGCAGGAATGAAATTCCAGAGACTTCGTCAAAATGCTTATAGACCCATGCTCCAACTTCCATCCACTCATCTTCTTTTACAGAAACTGTAATAGATGGCTTATGCTCACACCATGCACGTTGATAAACTAACCAAATGTTTAGGTGTTCGATAGCTGTTAAATCATTTCTAACAATTGCACCTTCTGGTGCCTTTACTGGAAACGAAAATACGTAAGTCTCGTTTGGCTTCATTACGTCGTCTTCTACTGGAATTCCAACTTCTTTCAAAAATGTAGAAATAGGATCTCCCTTTGAACCACGTACTGTACGAATGTAATATGGAGAATGCCATGCATGCATTCCTGAAGATACCCCGACCAATTGAGATACTGTTCCAGATGGCTTTACACAAGTAATAGCGGCAGACTCAGGAATCCCAATTTTCCCAGCCTCATCTTTATTCTTTGCTCTTGCTGATTCTCTAAGAGTCATCAAGAATTCTTCTAGGGAAACCAAATCTTCTTTGCCTGACATAAACTTATGTCCAAATTGTCCAGTTAAAGATACTCCTAGCAGACGCTCTTCTTCTGTGTTATCTTTCCAGATTTTACGTAGGTACTTAAAGTCTGTAAGAGTAGACTGCCATGTTCCAAGGATTGTAGCTAATTGAACCTTACGTTCGATATCTTTCTTTGTATCATTTTCACGTAATACGACTTCTGAAAGATTACAAAACTGGTAAGGACGTAGAATAATCTCTGAGCACGGGTTAGTTCCGTAGTGAATATCTGGATCTCTTCTTCCATACTTGGCTGCTTGGGCCTGAGCTGCGGCCACGTTGTATATACCTCGTTCTCCTGACTTTGAGTCATACAAAGATTTCCATTCTGCAATAAACTGCTCCATATCTGGCTTGCGTGAATACGCAACAGAATTATTTGATAATGCACGTTGTGTGTTATTCTCCCACCAATTACCAGACTTTGCTGCAGCCATTTCAATATCATTAATATTAGAAAGAGAAATCATTGCTGAGCGACGAACTCCTCCGACTACAACTACTTCGCCAATCTTGCACATAATGTCATGCGCTTCAATAGGCTTTAACTGGCGTCCTGCTGCTGACTTAAACTTTGCAATAGTAAAATCAAATAAATTAACTAATGGTTGTGGACCAGATGATCTGCCACCCATTGTTTTAAGTCTTGCGCCTGCGGGACGAACTTTAGATACATCAATTGCTGGAATTTGTCCAGACCAAAGCAATGCAAGTAGTTCACGGTATGACTTTGCCCAACCTTGCTTAGAATCTTCTACAACTATTACTGTATCAGACTTTTCAAATGATTCTGGCACTGCGGGAAGTTTATTAACATACTTGTACTCAACAGAAAAGCCAACACCTGTGCCACACATAAGAATATACATTGTTTCATCAAATGATCTTGGATTGTCTACTGGTACAAATGAACAATTGTATCCTGCAACATTATCTCTGTCTAGGGCAGCACCTGCAGTCATTACGGATCTCATTGATGGCATTACATTTCTATTGAACACAGCAGACTTTAGTTCTTCAACTAGTTTTGATTCTGGCTCATATGAGTATTCTTTAAAAAGGTGATTCAGCATAAAATCAAAGTATCTATCTACTGTCTCTCCCCATGTCTCACGACGGTTATCCTCTGGAATCCATCGTGCATATCTAGATAAAGCAATAAAGTTTTCGTATGGGTTTTCAATAGTTTTTGACATTTTTAAATGACACCTTTTCTCCGCCTTGCGGTATATGATTTTTTAGTTGAAGCTCAATTCTACCAAAGTTTAATTAAAAGGGGAAGGGCTAAGAAAATTTTTTATCTAAATCGCTAAAAGCATTCTTGGTCAACTTAATCCAGTTATACTTTTCATGTATCCTAGTCGACTGAGCAAAATAGTAACCTGAATATGCTTTAAAGTTTATAACTGAATCATACATTAAATCCTCTAAATGTTTTGCATCTGGTTTAAACATTTTACCAATATGCGGATCACCTACTGCTTTTGGAAGAGTCTCATCTGTAAGTCTAGACTTTAATGCAAGGGGTCCGATAAACTCTTTATACTCCGCCCATGGATAAGTTGTTATTGTTGGCATGCCTGATGCAAGTGCCTGTAGCGGAATAAATCCAAAGCCTTCTCCCCAAGTAGGATAGATAAGAACGTGGTGTCTATGATAAAGGCTTACCAATTCATTTATGTTATATTCGTCTGTAATTATAGTAATGTTATTATAAACAGATGATGGAGAAACAAGGTTTCCAACTTTATCATAAATTCTAATTGAAGTTGTTAAATGAGCTTTAATGGTTAAATGATATTTTGGATCATTGCCAAACATTTTAATAAAAGTATCTAAAACTAATTGCCCGTCTTTTCTGGGAGAAGGCTCTCCAATATGCAAAAATTTAAAGACATCTTTAACAACTCTTCGCCTTGGTTTCCAAACATCTTCGATACCATGAGGATAAACCTTTATATCTTTATTAACGCCGTTTTCTTTAAATACTTCTGAGTTCCAAGTTGATGTTGCCCAAACTTCGTCGCATAAATTAAATCTATCTACCCAGTCTGGTCGCATCCCAGTAGACTCCCAGGGAGTATATCCAATTTGATATTGCCCCTTATGTAATTTATATAAATGAGGTTGAGTAAAGTTTATTTGTACTGGAGCTTTTGGATTTGACCAAGTTACGGTATGACCTAATTGTTGTAATGATTTAACTATATGTTGTGAAGCATATCCAAAGCCTACAGCAGGATTTAATCCTGATCTTGGCGTATAAAGAGATATGTTCATGTATTTCTTTCTGGTTGACTAACTTGACAGCTACTATCAAGTAATGTTATTATTATAGTTCGTTATCTCTAAAGGAGGAAATGCCAATGGAGAATATAAAACAGCGCTTGAGTGATGTTGCTCATAACTGGTCGTATATAGGAATGATAACATTATTTTTATTTACTGTCCAGCCTGGACCAACAATTACACAAGCATTGCAGGTGGAAACACCTAAATCAACAGTACAACTAAAGAAAGAAACCTTAGAGAAGTACAGCACTACTGTGTACAAGCCTTCTGAGATGCTAACAGACGGAGAACTAAAAGAACTCCTATCAGCTGTTGGTTTTGAAGGAAAAGCCCTTAAACAGGCTTGGGCTATTGCTAAGGCAGAGTCTAATTCAAGACCTCTGGCTTACAATGGTAACAGGAAAACTGGAGACAGTTCCTACGGAATTTTTCAGATTAATATGTTGGGTGAACTCGGCATTGATCGTAAAGAAAAATTTGATCTAAGGTCAAACATTTTATTGTTTGACCCCGTAATAAATGCAGAGATAACGTATTATATGACTAAAGGCGGTAATGATTGGTCATCGTGGTCTTCCCTGAATGGGGCAAGATACAAAGAGTTCCTAACCGAATTCAAAGATTAGAGAGGAAGGTACATGAAGATACAGTACGTGTCTAAGTACCTTCAACTCGCAGAGAAGGGCCTTGTTCCTAGACTTGAATGTCCCATGGATCAGGGCCCTTTAATGTGCAACGAAACAAATGAGGGTATAATTTATCTATACTGCTTATCTTGTCAGTATAAAAACAATATTGGGCTGGAGATGTATGAAAGACTCAAAAGAGCCGTCGATTCAAATTAATACCGATGGCGGACAAATAATAGAAACAGACCAAATGGGTCGAGAAAAGTTTTGGGAAGATTTAGGACGACCAAATGATCGAGGATGAAAAGCCACAAAATTTAGAAGATAACCTGCCTATGGTTAATTATATTATGCTACATAGAATATATGACCTTTTAACACTTATTGCTAATAAGCTAGTTGGCCCAGAAGATGTATCTAAGATGGTTGAATATCATGATCAGGGATACCTATTGGGCCCTGCCCCATCATTTAGCCCTGGAGAACAAGAAGACAATGCATAGCCCTCAAAGCATTAATGTTGTAGAGTCTTATTTAAATAAGTGCTTAAATGTAAAAGATGGCAGGTGTAACTTAACCTGGAAACATGAAGACTGCAAAGTACTTATGGATATACTCTACGAAATGACAGAAGACAACAAGTACAAAGAAGAAGAGTGGCTATTTGATCCAGGAAAGAAACTTCTCTGGGAATAAACCCTTGACATATAATTTAAGCTATTTTATACTTCATAAGTACTGGTTGTAGCATCCCACAGATTAAGCTCCCAGTATAACGTGTAGCAATACACTAGAAAACCCCAATCGGATCCGCCTCTGATTGGGGTTTTTTCTTTGTATCCCTAGAGAGATTCGAACTCCCGACACACAGGGTAGAAACCTGTTGCTCTTCCGCTGAGCTATAGAGATATGGAGCGAGTGACCAGAATCGAACTGGCACTATCTGCTTGGAAGGCAGAGACACTACCATTATGTAACACTCGCATCGCTGGACCACCTGGACTCGAACCAGGGACCTAGAAGTTAACAGCTTCCCGCTCTGCCAACTGAGCTATGGTCCAATAATTCTATTATACTAAATAAAGTGCGAATTGAAAAGTGCGCCCGAAAAAGTGCGGCGGAACTAGAAGCCTTATACAAATATAAGATATAATTATTATATGCCCAGACACTTCTTTAATCTAAGTAATAGTCCTAAAAGCTACAATCAGAAGGATATTAAAGTCGAGCAGAAAATAGAGAGAATTATCCAGTCTATTAGATTTAAGCTTTGGTTTATATTTAGAAGATAGCAGCGAAAGTGCGTCGGCGGAAGAAGAGCTACTTAATTTTAGCTATACGTCTCATATGAGTCCTAATACGATGACAATTAGAACATACTATTTCACATTTAGCGATTTCTAAATCAATCTTCTTTTTATCCAGAGTAGGAATAAGTTCCATAACATTTGCATGCTTCTTACCACGTACGTGGTCAAAGTCCATGACATAGTATGGATAATATTCCTTACAGTCCATACAAGGGGATGCTTCTTTAAGGTCTCTAATGTATTGCGCCAAATGAGCCTTCTGTTTGGCTATAGAGAGCTTTTCACTCTTCATGCTAGATAATGCCTGAGATATAGATCATTATGGCTTAATTGTAGCAAAGAATGCTTCTTAGCCTATCCCGCTTTTTTATATCTTAGTCAACTACTTTATTTTTTCTTTCCTGAATTATTTCCCAAACTAATTCATCTACAGGACCATCTGATTGACTAACAACATCTGTACCGTTGCTAAGTAAAATATCAGTTACTCCCATTGCTTCTAATTCTAATAACTTTTTCTTTATATCTTCTCTACTTCCATATATAGCCCATCTCTTGATTCTTATATGTGTAGAAAAACTATTTTCTAATTCATAGTGAGCTTCTTCATATGTATTTCTTATAACAATTTGAGCACTAACCATTACCCTCTTATAATTTGACAAAAATAGATCAGGATCTGCCAAAAAATCATCTAGCATTACTAGCCCAATATCTGCATATTTAGCAGCCTTAAGGATTACATCTTTATTTCTTGTTCCTAGTAGAATAATTGGTTTTCTTCCCATTACATATGTTTTAGAAAGTCTTTCCATCCATTCAGGAATAAACTCAAGTCTTCCCAGTGGAGTAGTTATGTCAGTATTTACTTCATAGCTTCCTTCTGGGATAAGACCAATTTCGTTTCCACCCATTTCTCCAGAAACAACATTAAGCATTAATCTATGTGGAGCAATTTCAGCAAATGCTGCTGCCATTTGATTTACAATTTGAGCAGTCTGCTGATATGGTCTAACTGCTATCATAAATTTAATTTTTTTACTGGGATCTACAATGTGAGCAGCTTTTATCCAGTTATCAGAGTTGCTACCTTTAGATGTTAAAAGAATTGAGTCATACCCAAACTTTTCTTTATGAGCAAACATTCTTTTCATTGTAAATATACTTAAAGCTGCGTCAGCTCTATTCATCCAGTGGTAAGTTACCATTATCATACCTCAACTTAATAGATTTAACTTCATGTTTACCGTAAACTACACCTTTATGGTTTACACCATTTCTGTAATTACCAGTAGTCTTGCCTAGCTTTTGCATCATAGCATTATATTTATGATACTCATATCCTGTATTCTTATTATACTCTAATTCTTCAAATGGCTTTTTGGTTGCTACAGAATCATTTAGCTGACCAAGCGATATTGGCATAACAGCAGATACTGGAGTTCTTGCTGGTAGAACTATCTTATAATTTGATCTTGTAATTTGTCCTGCAACTTGCCAAGGGCTTTCAAAGAAAGAAGTAGATATCAGTGTTGTAAAAAGTTGAAATCCTTCTACGAATAGGTTTGGCACTGGGTATGAAAGCATACTTACATCTTCATCTGTTTTAAATACTAGTCCTGTGTTAAAGCTAACAGTGCCCCAACCTCTATCCATATTAACCCATTTATGTCCTGAAGTTACTTTAACGCTAGATGGCAACACATTCATGTTTCCGTCCCACTCAAGAATGATATCATCTGGAAAAGATATGCCATAACCCATTTGATTAGCAAGGGTCATTGGAAAACATTTATATGCGTGAGGATAAGGCAGATCTGTAGCCCATTGTCTTTTCGTTGGTAAAGGTTCTAAAATTGCAGTAGGTCCTGGAAGTTCGTATACATCAAAATTATACATATTAATCCCAGTCGACTAAGATATTACTTGAAATATTATTCCAGCAAAGAAAGTGAGAACTATTACTATAGTGATAAGTGCAATAAGTTTCACTTACAGCTACAGTTTTTCTTCTTCATCTTCCACCACATCCATGCATGGTGAATAGCCATCAAGCCCATTAGGATCCACATCAGAGTCATCTCATCAATGGATCCACCTGGGGTCAATGTCATATTGTTATGATCGTGCATTATTTAATTATATCACCATTTGCCTATTGGGCATGTGGCTTTTTCTAACTTGGCTTTCCAGTTCATTACGCACCCGCATTTTTTACATTGTGAAGTGAGCGAAATTAATTCTGGACAAAATTTGCATATCTCCCATCGTTCCTGAAATAGCTCTTCGCTAGCTCTAGGTTCATTAGGATTTAACATATCCCAAGGTTTGACAGACATGCTATGGGTTACGCAATATCTACAGTATTGACCAGCTTCTTCTCCATTGAGATCTGTGAAGCTTGTCCCTGGTCCATTTTTTCATTTGCTTCTTCTTCGGTTTCAGCCATTACAGCTACCTTGATTGCAATGTCATAAATAAATGCTTTGATTGTCATTTTATGCCTAATCTACTTTTGGATTCTATTAAATGTTAATAAAATTTTATTTACAGCTTTTCTGATGATTATTAAGTGTCATATGTGCAAACCCAGATCTTACTTCAATCTCCCGCCCACATTTATCACATTTTACTAATCTTGACGATGCCATTAATTTATTATATACTATCTATACATTCTAGTCAACTATATATGTTATATATGTTATATGTTATATGTTTTATATTTTGTATTTTTTGTATTTTCTGTATTTTCTGACCCCCCGACCCCCCTATGGAAGTATAACATTTGAAATATTCTAAGGTCAAGGGGTTGACGAAACTTTTTTTATTTGATAATATTTTGTTATGCCAGTAAACAATAAAGCAAACATAGAGAGATATACGGATCCACACCTATACTCCTTCTATGAAATTTTTATTATACATGGGGGTAATTGTCACATATGTGGTATGCAGATAGATTACTCTGCACCCCGCCAAGCTTTTGTACCTGGATGGAAGTATGGACTACAGCTAGATCATGTAATCCCTTTAACCAAAGGAGGATCTGACGAGCTTATAAACGTAAAGCCTTCTCACGGTATCTGCAACCTTACTAAAGGTAATAGAACAAATGAGCCAAAGAAACATCCTAGGTATGCACCCGTCGATACTTCGTATAGAAAAAAACTTAGGAATAAAATCTCAGTCGACTAGCATTTCATATTTCACAAAATGTTAATATATTTTTATCATGTATGATCACGAATAAATAAATGTCCGTTTTGTCTATTTAGTGCGCCCATAGGCTACTAACTTTGAGCGTGAGTGTGATGCTAATCACAAAAATAGTTTGAGAATACTTGCCAGTAACCCCCCTTTTTGTCAGTCCCCCCTGCTAGAGTTATACTATAAAGAAAATCAAGAAAGGTTCTTGATAAAGAAAGGAAAACAAAATGTTTTCACTAAGTTATAAAGTCCAATACTCGGACACCGAGTTTTCTACTTGCTTAGGTGTTCTAATGAATACCGAACAAGATGCTAATGAGTATCTTGACCTACTAGCCCTAAGAGGCACTATCTTAGAAACTAATCTAAGAGAGTTAGAAAATTACAAGCCTAGCACTCGCAAGGTTTATGCTACTACTAGAAGTTGGGAGTAATCTAATGAACGATTATCTTGATTATATGGACGAAATCTACGAGGAACTCGTAGAGGAGTTCGGACACGAAATCGAGTCCGTGTGTGACCATAATCACACTAACGCCTAACGGCGTGTCGCTATACAATGTCGGCGCTATGCGCTACAATTCCTACTATAACTACTAACGAAAGAAGAACAGATAATGACTATCACTTATACACTATGGCAAGGCTCTCAACTATTAGCCGTAAATCAAAAGGCTAACAAGCCCGAAGAAATCTTAGCCGTAATAAAAGAATTAGAAAAACTAGGTAAGGGTTTCACTTACAACATTAGAGAAGTAGAGGTAAAGTAATGATGACTAAATGGGATACTATTCAGGCAGATGTAGCAGACGCTTATGTCTATCTAGAAGAAGAAGAAGCCTATAACAAGGCACTAGCAGAGGGCTTAGATTTGCGCCTTAGCGAATACGAAGAAGAAGAAATGTCCGCACTAACATTAGATTGGGATAACTAATAATGACTATAAACGGATTTGAGTTATACATAACTAGCGACTACGGATTAGAGTTTGATAGTTTCTTAGGGGCTATCTACTTACCTTGGCACACTATCCTAATTACTACCGCCCTACTAATCGCCTATAAGATTTACAAGAGAAAGAAGAATAAGTAATGACTACTAATCGCTTACTAACTACCGCCGTCCAATTACTACTAGCGGGCGTAACTATCCCGCTACTAATCGCAGTAATCAAAGACATAAAAAATGGGGGACTAAATGAGTAAATCACAATTAGAAAAAGATTTAGAAATCAAAGAAAGTTTTATAGATTTACTAAATGACATTTATCCAACTGTAAAAATTGGTTACTCAACTTTTACACCCGCCGAAATCTTAGAGTGTTGCGATCCCGTTGCGTTTGCGATTGGTTTAGTAGAACACGAAGATTATTTAGCGGAATTAGAAAATGAATAAATAAATAACGGCGTGTCGGCTTGACAAAATCAAGCTGGCCCGCAACTACTGCGGAGTCGGGCGTGTCGTTACGACATTGTTATAAAAATCCCTGAATTCTACGGCGTGTCGATTTGACAGACAAATCGGACATTTTGATGTGATTAGTATCACACGGCTTGAGCGTCTCACTATTTGGATTTACTGGCTAGTAATGTGAAAATGTCAGTGGGTTCGTGTATAATTCCATACATAACAACAAACGAAAGAAGGTCTGCCAATGGCTACCAAACTATACACAATCGAAAGCCTACTTGTAGGGAAAAACTATCGCTCACGCAATCGCCACTTTTCTGGCGAAATTGTATCTGCCGAACACCGCCCAGAAATTTGGTATGGTGAAAAAACTGAAGCGTATCTAATCGAAATAAATGCGGGCGGTCTGCGAAATAAATTCGCAACAATCGCAGTAAAGGTTGGTGAATAATAATGGGATACATCGAAATTTTCCGAATGGACAACGAGGGTGCTGGCTGGGTAGATTTATCCGAAGCAACACCCGATGAATTATTCAACATCGAATTAGGATTATTAGAGGAAGGTGCGTTCGAATGAACTTAGACGAATTCAAACAACACGTTATCGCACAACGTGAGGCAAGCAAGGCGCAAGCCTTGTCAGTGCTATCTGCTACAATTACAAAATCAACAAACGAAAGGGAAAACCTAAATGGGTAGAATGAAAGAATTATACACTCAGATTTTAGAGTGTGATACCTGCTACGGAAATGGCTGGCTATACTACGGAGATGAAAATAATTATGATGTAGAGGCTTGCCAATGTAATCCGCTCAGTTTTTTTCAGGAGAATAAATAAATGAAAATTGCTGAAATGTGGATTTGCGATAATTGCGATACTCTCGCTATTGTGTCGGTGGCAACTGATACAATAGTAATAACACAATGTAAATGTATAACTAACGAAAGGGAAACTAATGTATAAACTAACTTGCGCCTATGATAGCAACGCCCCCCACTGGTCTGCCGAATACGAAAATGAATTTGGTGCGTGGGAAAACTTTTTCCGTTTTACCGATTGGGGTTCTGCTAATGAATACTCAACTGTAAATTTATTTACACCAACTGGCAAATGCTATACAAAACTATTTTATCGCACAGGAGAGGTCGTAGTAAAATGATGACTAGAAAAGACTACATAGCAACCGCAGAAATTCTAAAGTATGCTAGCAACAAAACTCACCCTGCTGTATTTTCTAAAATTGTAAATGATTTCGCTGAAATGTTTGCGAAAGATAATGAGCGATTTGATGTAAAACGATTTCACGAAGCGAGTGGGTATAATGTTCCTAACTTCTCTTCAAGATAAAGTAAAACGCATTCAGGAATTGCGTCGCAGTAATGCGGCGCAACCTGTTCGCAATAAAAAAAAATACACACGCAAAATAAAACATAAAAATAAATTCGATCAATAATTAATTAGAACAGGTGTTCGAAAGCCCGCAGAGCTGCGGAGTCGGGCGTGTCGTTACGACTGTGATCTAAAACACCCTGGAATTTGCAGCGTGTTGCGTAAAATGTCGGTCCATTCTGCTATACTTACAACCTTACCAACGAAAGGCCAACTAATGAAATTGAAACGCTCTAATGATAGAAAGGTGGCTAACCTTGTCACAAAAAATGGAAAGCAAGCCGCAATTGCTAACACGTTCGGATTACCCGCAGGAAAAGATTTCTCATGTCCTGGCGCTACGTCTATCTGCGAGACTGTTTGCTATGCAGGCAAATTGGAAAAACTCTTCAAGGGAGTAAAAACTAATCTGCTACACAATTGGGAATTGCTACGCAATGCCGATATGGAAACAATGTATCAATTGCTAAATGAAATGATTATTGATTTCAAGGCTGATTGTGTAA